TGAATATCCGTTAACGCCTATTATCATATCTGTCTTGGTTTTTTGTGAGTGAAAGTATACAGAGCCAAATGTGTTTGACCCATCCAAATATAGTATTTTTTCTTTGGTACATAAAAATAATTTAAAAAAGAAGGGGAGGTAGAAACCTCCCCCGTTAAACCTTAAAAACTGTAAGTCACAAAGTTATAAGAAGTTTACACCAAATACATTTTCTTCTTCCTGAGCAACCGGAGTATCTGGATAGTAGTCATCATCTGCAGTTTGTGTACCTGGATCTGTTGCTTGAGGAATAATAGATACACCATAAGCATCTACAAAGTAGTGATGTACCTTCTCGTGGTCAGACATATATGTACTAGGGTGAGATTCTTTTAGAGCAAATGTAATATGATTGTACATAGCCCATGCTGAATCTGTATGGCAGTTATAACTGTGACTTGGTTTGTCCATCTCACGTTTAACTATACCCACCTGTGTCAGAGTGAGGATCTCATCATTAGCAAACAGCTGACCTAATATTCTACCCTTGTCTCTAGGACTAAGTAGGACATTCTTAAGCATTGCTTTATCTTGTAGGAGCTTATCATAATATTCTTTAGCTCCTTGAATTTGAGATTTAATTTGAGCTACCACTTCATGGTATGCTGTACCAGAATGCTTACGAGCATAGCTGCCCATGTCTCCTCTGAGTACACCATTCATACATACAAATACATGGGCCCCGATGCCACACTTGAATCTCATAGTTTTGTTATAACTATTAGACCATGCAAACATCATCCCCATGTCTGGGTCACTACCATAGTCTAGGTGATATACACCCTGAGCTATGTTACCTTCATTACTGAGTTTATAATACTCATTCTTGATATTAAAGCCGGCTGCTTTCAGCTCAGTCTTTACATTATTTATAACATCACCGTGTGGTACTACGGCGTAACGTCCCCCATGATTAGGGAGGACTACACTTCTTACTTGATTCTCTGTGTAAAAAGGAACTTTAGGAGGCATTGTTGTTGGTTTTAATTGTTAATTGTTTTAATTACTTTACACTTTTTAAAATGTTAAAACAGGGAAAGCTGTGTTGCCTTATTAAAAGTTACAGCTTGTATACCCTCTATCTCTTTATAGATTTCTTCTAAATAATACTTCTTATTGATATCATATTTATCAAAAGGTTTAGAAACATCTATTTTATTTATTGTGGTTTGTAACCACTCTCCAGACTCTACCTGGATCTCTCTTCCATCATTGTGACACTTCACCATTTTATCTCCTGTATTAGAAATAAAATATCTTACAATTTTCTGAAGTCTTGTCTTTTGAACTACTGTTTCTTGTTTAACTGTACGACTAAAAGCTTGTTCAGTAGATAAACCTGTATTAGCTTCTCTATTGACAGCATCAGACTTAACCCAGTTATCATCACTCCATGACATTTCCCAACCATTAGCTTCAAGATGTTTTCTTTTTTCTTCTATAGTCATCATCTTATAACTTTCAGGTACATCATTGATAAGCTTTCTGGTTTCAAAATGCCATCCTGCTTTAGCTTTTACAGCACCACAGTAGTCATAGATGTCTTGGTTCTGATCTAGAAAGTCTTCTGGCTTTGTCCCATGTACAAAGTATGCATGTATTGCTTTAGGTATAATAAGGAACGATTTGTTTTTGTGGAACGTTGCTACCTTTTTCTTAGACAAATCTTCCCATTCAAAAGCACCCTTACATTTAACCTTGCCTTTAGTACTAATGGCCATGTAGTTGTTTACATCCCTAATAATCATCTTACTATACTGATCATGCTCAAGGGCTAGCTGTGTAAGCTTCTCCCATTCACTGCATACATTCATATAGTCTTCCACTCTAGACTCCGGTATCATCATCTCTAAACCATCTGTGTTTAGCATAAGAGGCTGACACTCTGGAATAGCCAAACTTAACATTTCTGCAAGTTTTGATAATAGTAGTTGACCATTAATAGTAATCTGCATAGTCATTCTTGGGTCATACAGGAATGAATTCTCATCACCTGTTAGACCGTAAGTGGAATTCAGAATGATCTTGTATACATAGTTCTTAGGATCAGACTTAGGAATCTTTTTCCTCTCTTCAAAGAACCATTCATACAGTTGACAGAACTCCTGCTTAGGTAGATGCTCAGGATGGAAACCATTCTTAATAGCTAGATTGGGATAAAAGCTAGTAACATCACTGGTCATAATAGTCCAGCCTGGTTTAGCTTCATATACTCCGGACTCTATTGCACCATGGATACCACCCAAACCATAGTCTGTCTTAACTCCTTTGAAGTTGATGCTGTATTTAAATCCGTCCTTGGTAGATGTAATCACCTTGGTACGGAAATAGTCCAGCACTTTATTGAACTCAGGAGTTTTAAATTCTATGTAAGGAAGTATACAATCTGCTAGTACTATATAAGTTCTAGACGTGCGTAAAGTTTTGATGTGGGCCTTTTCCCATCCAAGTCTTTGCTGTAGAAAATATAGGAAGAGCTCCTTAGATATACGTGGCTCAGAAGCTGAATACAAATCTATACCGTATTCTTTAGTGAGAGTCTGTCTTAGTGCTATCTGTTCTTTAGAGTGTACAAGAACTTCCTTGGTAGATAGTACGTCATTAATACAATAGTTGATAACCTCCTGTAAAGTGTGAGCATCTGTCACGGGTTGGTAATGTGGATGAGGCATCTCTTCTACATTCTCCCAGTCCATGGAATACTGTATCCACTTCAGGCTAGACATCTTAGCTTTATTATCCCAGTGGTTAAGCTTAAACAAATCAATCTGTTTAATCTTCATCTTATAGGGAGCATACTCTAAGAACTCTGCTTTGTTAGACTTATCTATTACACTCTGTGCATAAGAATAAATCCAGTTTATAAGTTTATCAACCGGTAGCTTAGACAGTTCTTTATAATTATCTAAGATCTTTTGGGTGATCTGTGCATCAAAGTTCAATCCATTAAAAGATATGTGCCACTCTTTTTGTGTCACACATTTTTGAAGAAATGTGACAAACTTTGGGAAGTCATTACGTGACTCATGTACTACAAATACTTTTTGTATGGAGCTATCTTTATAGTGTTGGAATACTGCTATGAAACAATTGCATAGTGTTTCATAATCCATAACCCAGTGGGCTGTCTTGTTGTTTGACATGTTCTATATGTTCAGTTAAGCTGTTCCCCCTTTAAGATAAAAAAAGGAAGTGTTTCCACTCCCTTAATTTACTAACACAATCACAATTAAACTACAGACGTAATGATATTGTTTTGCGGAACCATTCCTTCTTTAGGAATTTCTAAATTGATGTATTGTTGGAAGTCAAATGACTCTGCATTCTTAGCTACATCTTTTATAAAGTCTACAATTTCGTCTGTATTCTCAATGTAGTATTCATAGAATGTAACCAATGCTTTTCTTTCTTCAGCATAGTCTTTACCATTTTCTTTCTTACCAATCTTCATACGTGCAATATCTCCCACTTCATTAAGCTTAGGCATCATGTGGAAAGACTCTTTGCTTTCTTTAGAGATGATAGCCAGCACCTTACTGTTTACATCAAAGATGCATTCATTGTACGGGCACTCTCTTGTAATAGGAATCATTTTGAAAGTCTTAGCTGGACCCCAGCTAGACGTAATAAGCTTCATTGAATTTTTCATTGTGTTGGTTTTTTGTAAAGTTAAATTGAATTTTCTAAACACGGAAATTCTTTGTTAGATATTTTTAAAGTTTCTTTGTTCTCATCATATGGATTACAAAGCTCTCCTAAACTTTCTAACTCTTTAACATCTATATCTAGAATCTCAGCGTATTCTTCAAAGTGCTCTTCCGGATAAAGATAAGTCTTAATGAATTCGTATTCTGCTGAGGTTTCTCCATAGTACTCTTTAATAGCTTTCTTGATAGTATTAGAAAGTCTGGAGTACTTACCTAAAATAAAACTAAACCAGTCCTCTGTATATATCTGATAATCAAATATATACAGAGTGTGGTCACCTTCTTCCACCTTACATATAAATAAAGGATTTTCTATAAGCATATCCTTTTCAAAGGCTTTAAACTTTTCTGTAGTATTGTTTTTAAATTTACAGATAAGCTTACATTCTTCAGGCCCTATATGTTTATCAATAGATATATAGGTGTTGACCGGTGAGAACTGGCTATTCTTTTTTATGCCAAGAGCAGGATATAAAAATGACTTAGACTTTTGAAAGTATTTTTTATATATATTCTTTAGCATAATAAATGTTTTATAGAGTTATAGAACCGGTTGCAAATTCATATGGAAGGTCATAGCTTTTATTTGTATAGTGCCATTCTGCTCTATCTAACTGTCTTACCAACCTATCAGCCCATTCATTCAAAGTGCTTTCTTGTACAGGGAAAGCATATGTCTGGAACATTCTATCAATCACTACAAAGTGAAACTTAACCTTATATCCTACAGACATAAGGTTAGCAAAATGTAAACTAACAAGTGTACAATAGATTACAGCTTGCATCCAATAAGAATAGAACTCAACCGTTTCAGGGAAATCTTTTAGATCTTTTGAGGTGGTCTTTACATCATTAATATACAAAATTTTCTGGTCATGATCTATAACTAAGTTATCAACAATACCCTTCAAACCAAATATTCTATTAGGAAGATCTAACATCAAGGGTAGTTCATTGTATACTTGTTTATTATCAAAATCATTTATATCACAAGCTAATAAACTGCATAGTTCTTTATTTGTTTTTATAAGCTCTACAGCATTATAACAGAAGTCATAGGTCTCTTGATCTAATAAAGTTTTATTTCCTTTAGCTTTAAGAAAGTTCCAATAGTTTTCTGACTCCGGCGTAAGAATCTTGTCCAGTCTTTGCTGGTCTGTCTTTAAACTCTGATGGTAATTCATGTCCTTCATAATATCTAGAATAGCATCCATAAATTCAGGAAGCATTGTTCTTTCATCACCGTTTCTAGATAGTTCTATGTGGTGAGCAAACACCCTATCTATAACAATCTTTGGATTACCGGTAGGAAGATTGCCTGGGCTAACTATGAAGTTATCTTGAAAGTTTTCTGGCTCTAGGAGAAGAGCATGAATAACTTTACCTTGTACTAGATGTGCATCTTGCTTCTCTTCTTTTAATCCTAGTATATATAACTGGTGAAACACAGCTGGGTTCCATATTAATTTATTCAAACTGCTGTAGCTAAAATAAAACTTCTTACTATAAAAGTTTCCTTCTAGTTTCTCTATAGACTCATTCATTAAATCTTCTAGTTCCATACTCCTAATTCTGTTAATAGTTTTCTAATTCTTACTGCGGTTTCTTTGTCTTTAGTGAGGGCTTCCTCATACTCAAGGAATTCTATAAGCTTTTGTAGATTGATTGGATCAATCAAATCTTTTGTGTTTGTTACTTCACCCATATGTCTCTAAGTTGTTTTATGATTTCAGAATCTGGTTGTCCACTTGTTAAGTGGGATACATAAGCTGATCTAATCTGTTCTGGTGTTTTATCTTTACCTTCTAAAGCATCTGCTATACGTTCAAGCTGTCTAGCTATTTCAGGAAGAGTGTGTTCTATAAGTCTCTTCCCCATCACGGTGTTATGTAGTTCTGCCATATCTTCTTCTTATTTCTTTTCCTAGTTCTCCATCATTAGGAAAACTTTTAATTAAATTAGTTAAAGCATTCTCTGTTCTAATCTCTTCATCTTCTTGTTTATGTATTATTAGACTTAATTCTTCAAGCATATGCTCAACATCTTCTTTTGTATAACTTGTATCCTCAAACATATCTTCAGTAACTGCATCTAGATCTTCTACATTCAGTGAAGATAGATAGTCTAATGGTATACTTTTTTGAGGATCAATCTGATGTTTAAGGTAGGAATATACCACCTGTAACCATATTTTATCTGTCATCATTTCTTAAATGTTTAAATTGTTTCCAGTCTTCTTCTGGTAAGTATTCTATCAAATTTACATTAGATAGAAAGCTAAGTAGTTCTTCTATAGCTTCATATTCACCACAGTGAACATCTATTTTAATTTGTTCTATTACTGTTTCTATAAGGTCCTCTTTACTTTTTGGACTTTTCATTTGCTGTTTTTTTATCGTGACATGTGGTGCATAACACTTGTAGATTATCCACCTCACAGAAGAGTCTCTCTACAAAACCTGGAAGGTCATTAGCACATCTTAAAGTACCGGCTGGTATTCTATGGTCTACATTAACCTCCTTATCAGGAAACCAATCTAAACAACCTGCACACTGATACTCCCACTTTTGTTTACCTCTACCTTGTTGTGGTCCTACATACTTTCTTTTAGCACGATGTTTGGCTTCAGCTATAGGCTTCCACCATCTAGACTTCTGTCTTAAAGCACTCCTTATGAAACTCCAGAACGCTGATTCTGTCATAGTACCAGCGTTCCTTGTCTTTGGAGTTTTTGGTTTTTTGGATATTGTTTTCTTAGCGGCACACATCTTTATACTAATTTTTTATCTAAGATAGGAACTAATCTATTACGAACTTCTTTAGCTCCATAATCTTTTATACTGTCTGATACATCTTTACTCATAGGTAGAACGGCCAGCTTAACAAAAGGATACTTTTCTTTATAGGTTTGCATGGACTTTATACCTGCATCATCATTGTCAAAAAGCAAAATTATATTTTTATACTTTTGATCTAGCTCTTCTATAATAGTTTCTTTCAGCATGGTGTTCTCACTATCAGGAGCTATGACATCTATGTTAAGCTTTAGAGACTTAATAGACATAACATCTTTAAGACTAGATGTAATTACAAGATTGTTGTGTCCTTGCATCTGCTCCCATCCTTGTACATAATCAGCTGTCTTTATAAACTTTTTGTCTAAGGTTTTGGGCTGATAGATTTTATATAAGCTACCATCTTCTTTGAAATAACCGTAGAGATAGAGTCCTCTAATACAGAGTTCATTATCATCCTTGGTCATGCAGTAACTCGCTAGTGGTCTTACAATATGAGCCTCAAGTAGTTTAGATCCTATGTTGAACTGGGTCCAGAAATATTGATCTTGGGTACTCCAGTTTCTCATATTGTAACTAGTCACTTTATATTTACTAGCCCTTTGAAACTTTTGTATATCATAACCACCATTGTTATGTAGTACAAAGTCATTATACTTTTCTATTACAACATGAGCTGCCTTATGAAACGGAACTCCTAAGAGTTCTTTCACCATATCCATAGCAGATCCCGTCTTCCCTGTAGAAAAGTCTTTGAATTTATATATGCCGGTCTTAGCATCCAAGTATATACACATACTAGGTGTACGCTCAGTTGGATTAAATAAGGATTTAATCTTTACATCCTGACCGGTGAGCTGTTCTTTTAGTTTGCAAAAGTGTTCAAAGATGAATGTGATTGGTACATCTTTTACATCATGCACTAGATTCTTTGTTGAAAACATACAGCATACACTTAAAAATAAAAAAAGGGGGAAAGTAGAAACAATCCCCCGCTATTGTTAACATTAAATCATGGAAGATTACATTTCAAAGTCATCAGTAGCTGGTTCAAAACCAGAGATTGGTTTAGAAGCCAAAGCTTTATAGTGATACTGATTGTTCTTGTCAAACTTATCTAAAGAGCTTTCATCTGCAGAAGCAAATTTATATTTAGGCAAAGACAATTTAATAATTGTTTTACCGTTATACTCTTCTTCAGTTCCTTTCAAGAAGAAATATAAGTTGTGTCCTTTAAGAATATTGATCACTTTAGTTGCCCACTCTTCTATAGTGTTAGCTTGTACATTATCTGCATCATCTCTGAGCCCAAGTTCTGAAGCTATGAATAAAAGTTTATAGATGATTTCATTCTTTGCCGGACTGTCAGAGTTAAACTGATCAGTATAGATGGTAGCACTCACCCTAGAAGACTGACCTTTAAACTTAGGTCCTTCTGGATTGGCTTTGTCTATAGACCAACCTTCAAAGTTTTCTAATGCTGGTCCTTCCAGAATTAGTTCCAAAGATTTCTTTCCGCTCTTAGCAGTACGTACACTGCCGTCAAAGATGTGTGCATAAACTACACCTGCTTGTAATGATTTAGGAGTTCCTCCTCCTGTTTTGATCTCTTGTCCTTTTGTGTTAAACATGTTTTGAAATTTAAAAGTGAAAGTTTAGTTTTCGTAATTAATAATTGCTTCTCTTACATATTGTAAATCATTTACAATCTCAAAGGTAGGGAACATTCCTCTAGGGCTCTTGCATGTATTCTCTCCATTGTTGGATGTTTCAAATACATACCGGATGTCTCCGTCTTTGTTCTTCTTCACTTTACCAAAGAGAACAATAGAGAACAAACCTTCTAAGGTGAGCTTCTCATCTACCATTTTACCAATAGTCTTGGCTTTAAACTTACGTTTACCCTCCAAGTCTGTTGCTTCTTCTGCATGTGTAAGAAAGAATACCATCAAATCTTCTCTTAAATCTTTAGGCATCCTTGCTATTCTAGCTAAGTGTGCACCAATCTGGGTGAACTTTTCATAGCCTTTCTCATCTGACCGGTCAAAGAATTCAAAGCTTGACATATACTGGAAGTCATCAATGATAAGATTTTTAATCTCTGGTCTCTTGTCATTGACATACTTAATGCAAGCCTCAATATTCTGAGCACTGGCTTTGTCGTACATATTACCTGAAGGATTTTCTTTACTCCAGATTGTGTACTTCTTTTTCCATCCTCTGAATGGAAGGGGTTTGTTTGCTACGTTAATAATAAATGTTTCTTTAGGATCCAGGTTTTCTATAGCTGTACTTTTACCGGATCCTGATTCTGCAATTACAAGGATACTTTGTCCCATATGTTACTTAAATGATTTTACTAACTCGTTAAGCCAAGGCTTTAAACTAACTAATCTGCCGGTATGTATTGTAATGTAATCTCTGATTGTCATTTCACTATACGGAAGATCTTCTAAAGGTACAACTTTTTTTACAGAAGGAGAACTTTCTTCTTTAAATTTTTCTAAGTTTGTTATGGAAGCTAGCTTACCAATTGCTACCGTGGATGGGTTGACTACTCTTAGTTCTTCCAATGGTACATTGTAAGACAGCTTAGCATTAACTTCATACTCATCTTTATAAGAAGGATTCATTGGAACCCTGTAAACTTTTCTCTCTGGATCTGCTGGATCTAAATCACTTGTGATTAGTTCAAAGTAGAATCCTTTCTCTCTGAGAAACTCTGTGTCAAAAATACCTACAACCTCCACTCCTTTCTTATCTCGGAATGCTTTCTTCATATTAAAGTCGGAAGGAGATATCCCTAAGTCTTTAATAAGTTGAGAGTGGTAGCTTCTAATTGCTTCTAGCTTTTGTTTCTTCCATGCTTTTAAATCAAAAGCTGCTTGTTGATTATCCATGTTATTAAATTTTAAATGTCACTAATGTCAGGACCTTCTGACTGTTGTGGTCTTCTCTGTTGTGAGAATCTTACGTAGCCGTTTCCATTGGGGTTGGAAGCTGCCGGTTCACTCACCTCTATCATTCTTTGTTTATTAAACTCTGCTCTCATAAACAAAAGGTTCTTATCATCTGCACCATTCCTCACCTTTAACAGGTGAGCAAAGATGTCTTCGTTCTTTACAAGATATCCTTTAGGACCAAATACATTTATGTCTGCTTTAGCCGGTCTACTTAGAGCAATCACCATGTCTGAGCCCTGCATAAGAGCATCACCACCAAATATATCTGAGCTGGTGGGGTAGTTTGCTATAGTGCCTGGGGTCTTTCTACTAGGTTCTTCCATGCTTCTGTTCAGCTGAGTGATCATGATTACTATAATAGGAAGATCATTCTTTAATTCCATAAGCATCTCTACAGTGTTATATAGAGTGGCTATCTTCTCTTTCTCATCTGCTGCCTTCTTTATCAGCCAGCTATGGTCTATTGTAATAATCATGGGTTTGCTTCCCTGCCTAGTTATCTTACCTAGTTCATCATAGTAGTGATATATAGTTTTCTTAATCTCAACATGGGTGAGAGGTTTATTTAATACCACTCTCATTACACCTTGTCTTTCTAATGACTTGAAATCCATGGTATGTTTCTTCATATGATCAAAAGAAAACTTATCAAGAGAACGACTGGTACTTAGTACTACATTATAGTCTAGTGCTGTCTCTGCAGCAAAGGCTCTTGATGCAGCTTGCTTACCACCCATCTCAAACTGAAACTCTAGAACATGAAAGTCCTGATCTGGATTATGTATCCTTGATTCTCTAAGAATCTGTGATACTACAAGTGTCTTACCTGAACCTGGTCTTGCACCTAATGTAAGGAGAGATCCCCATTCTAATCCCCCAACACCGGCTTTGTTGAATCCATCCCATGGTGTCTTGAAAGATTTAATTCTTCCTTCCATTCTATCTTCTATATACTTAAGACCTTCCTCTAACATCTCTGAATAGAGGCGACCTCCGTTTAGATGTGTAATCATAAGTCTGCTTTCTTTGTTGTAAATAAGTACAACTTCATACTTAATAAGATGATAACTTCTATAAAACAGTATTTGATGAAGGCAACTTCTACTATTAAGTTATTGATAATGAACCAGTTAAATAGTAGAAAGATACAACCTAAAGCAAGTCTGTGAAAAATTTTACTGATATTACTCATGCTTGTTTTGGTTTAGTTCTGGATTGTCTTTTACTTCTAGACAGGCTGATGCTAAGCTTGATCTAATCTTTTTAGTAATAGGATCTGTCTTAGATATAAAGTGAAGACTATCCATCATATATAAATAATCTTTCTGTGATGCCATATATACATAGTAATGTGTGGCATCTAACACATCTATCCAGGAATACTCCGGATAATTTTTAAAGAACCAAGTGAATGCATCTTTAATATCTTTTACCGGTTGTCTAGCATACTTGCCAGAAGGTAGTTTCTTTTGAGGAAACATTTCTATATAAGTCTTAATGTTGTCTAGGAACTTATCTCCCAGTACAGCAGTCTCTACCTTCTTCTTTGTCTTTACAAGGTAGGTTTCAAATTCATCTAGTAGGGATAGACCTTCTATTGTAATCACCCCTTCTTCTGTGACAAGACCTAAGTCTCTACACTTTCTAATTTCTATAAACTCATCTACAATACTTGTAGGCTTTACCTTGTGCCTTAAACAATCTAATACATAGATTTGATTAGGACTCACACCGTGCCTCATCAGTGTTAACCACAGCTGGTAGCTTGTCATCTTTCTTTATTTTGGTTTTTATATAATTAAATATCTCATTATATTTTTCTTTAAAGCATTCAGAAGTTTCCATCATATTCTCAAAAGCATTTTCATAATGAATAATACTACTGTGATGCTTCTTAAGATATTTACCTATAGTTGTAAGTTTATATTCCATTGATCTTGCTATGTGTGCAAACATAAATCTATAGTCTACCAGCTCTCTGTACCGGTGTCTGCTTCTTAACTTATATCCTTTGCAAGCTATGTTTTTATCTATAAAGATATTAAAGTGCTGTTCCAATTCATCTAGTGGCATTATAAGAGATGGTCGTTTACTTGAAGGTCTTTCCAGTATAATCAAAGGGGTATACCCAAATTTTCTATAGAAGCTTCTCTTGAAACTTTCGGTGGTTTGTTCTTCTGTGTATTCCTTTTTTTTGTTCATTGCTTCATTTTTGGGGGGTTAAATTTACAATTATTGTTTAAAATTTAGTATATTATATTGTAGCAATTTGCATACTAACCTAATTTTTATTTGTGAAATACTGCATAACTAGTTGATAATGAATACTCCATCTAAACCTTCAAGCACAATTAGTGCTTTGAAGCTTTATTTATTTCCATCCATAGTTACCATACTAGCCATGATGATCTGGCGTGATGTAAATGAATTAAGGTCGGATGTTAAACAGCTTTTAGCTGAGTCTAATTCTAATAAAGCCAAGGTGGAAAACCTTGAGCGGCAGGTTCAACAACTTAATCAGGCTGTGTTTAGAATACCTAGAACAACTAAGAATAATTTACCTGAAGAGAATGATCTTCGGTATAAACAAATGTATGCTATATTGAATAAAGAACAAGAGTTTGATGTAAAAAAATTCGTACCCTATAAAACTAATTAATATGGCTTGGTCAATATTTGGTCAGTTAGACTGGCTCACCACTACAGTGAAAAGATTGTGTTGTGCTGTAAAAGAACTTCAAGAAGGAGGGGGCACTACATATAAGGTTTATAGAGCCACCATGTTTTCTGATCAAGCAGGTAGTGGTCCCGCTGTAACTGTTCTTGAAAATACATTAGGAGGAGATATTGTTTGGACAAAAAATCCTTTAGACTTCACTAATATAGAAGGTGTACTATCTGGAGGTTTTCCAGATGTTACTAAAGTGCATATACTTTATAATGCTAGAGTTTCTGATGATAATGGTGCTACTTTATATGATGTATTTTTAACAAGAGGTGGAAACGATGTATTGAGTATGACATGTTGGAATGGTGGAGTTCCTTCAGAGATTACTATACCACCATATGCCCCATTATCAATAGAGATTAAAGTGTACCCATAAATATTTTATGACACCTGTAAAGAAAATAAAGCCAAGAAAGAAGAAAGTGATGAAGACTTCATTTAGTATGAAGTCTTACTGGGCCCCTACGCCTAAGAAGATTAGGAGAATAGGAGACACTCTTCTTGGTGTCTTTTCTATTACGTCTATGTCTAGTATGATATATGATGTAAAGGGACTGGCTCTTGCTACACTTATCATGGGTGTAGTGGGTAAGATACTTACTAACTTCTTTGGAGAAGAACCAGTGTATGTACAAGAAGGACAAGCTGAAACCGAAATGGATTAATTATGGAACAAGAAAAAGAACCAATGCCAGAAATTTACTTCCCAGACTTTGGAAAAAAGATTAGTACTACCACTGTAATACTTATAGCTAGTGGTCTTATTGTTCTTGCTATTATCATAGGTCTTCTTACACAGCCTTCTGTGCCTAAGATAGAACATCCTGATGTTATCAAGAAGCAGGTGGACAGTTTAGCTAAAGCTAATGCTGAACTACAAGCTAAGCAAGCTTCTTTAGACAGTGCTGCCAAAGTGTATGAAGGAGCCATTATAGACCTGGACTGGAAGATCCAGAACGTAGGTAGAGATAAAACTATTATAAAAGAATACTACCACGAAAAAGTGAAGGAACCTAAGGCTTACACTCCTAAACAAGTGGATTCATTCTTTAAGAAAAGATACAACTATTAATATGAAACAACTGATTATACTACTTAGTGTTATGCTGTTTAGCTTTTCTTCTCATGCTCAGCCATCTACTGATGCTGTGTGTATGCCAGTAGAAGTAGCTAAACAAGTGGCAGCTGATCTCATTGTAGGAGACTCAGCTAAAGCTATGCTAGCTCTTACAGAGAAAGAATTAGACCTTTCTAAAGAGAAGCTTGGTTATAAAGACAGCTTAATTCTTACGGCTAAGCTGAAAGAAATCAATTTAACGGACCAGGTGAGAAATGAACGCACCCAGAAGGAAGCATATGTTTCTTTGTACAATGATGCTAAGAACCAATATGCTAATTTAAGTAAGACCTATAAGAGATATAGGACTAAGAAGACCTTTACAGACGTATTGTTTATCACTGGTATCACAGCTCTAACTGGATTACTCATCTTTAAATAAACCAATATGCTTACATCTGCACAATGTCTTAAGAAGTATGGACCTCCTTCAGATTCTAATCGTCACATGACAATGTGGGACGTACCAGGATTTCTGGAGATAGGTATGATTCCAAAGAGAATCTATTGTAATGTAGATCTAATTCAACCTTTGTCTAGAGCTTTTCAAGAACTGATTAGAACAGGTCATGTCAATGAGCTTAAGACTTGGGATGGTTGTTTTAATATTCGTAAGAAGAGAGGTGGTTCTACTATGAGTTTACACTCTTGGGGTGTAGCTGTAGACCTTAATGCTTATGCTAACTGTTTTGGATGTAGACCACAGCTATCTGCAGGGTTTGTAAAATGTTTTACAGACAATGGGTTTGATTGGGGTGGTACATGGAGAAAGCCAGATGGTATGCACTTTCAACTTAAAAAGATATAACAATGATTAAGAATACTAACATATACGGTTGTGGCTGTGGTAAGCCTAAACCAGTTTCTAAACCTAAAAGATAATTAAAATGTCTAAACAAAGAGCCTTTGTGAAATACACAAAACAGGGCAGAATAATCCCTGGCAGCCTTATAGTGACAACTAAAGGAGGCTATCCTAAAGACGGACTATATAGAGAAGTGACAACTAGTCTGTGTTGTGATACTACATCTAACTATGCACCATGGTCTCTTGTTACAGGTGGTGTAGCAGGTGATGGTAGTGTGATTAATGAGGAGTTGGATAATAACAATAGATTTACAATTATTGGTCCTAATGATGATCAAGATACTGGTTGGGTGTATTTAAAACAATTCTTTCCTACAGGAGCTATATTTGATATAGACTATAACTGGACATCTTTTGATGAAGGAACTGGTGTAGATAGACCTGTATATTGGACATCTGCAACAGAACCCATAGGTATTCCTGGGGATACTACTGCAAAAGTTGAAGACACTCCTGAAAATGGTACTTGGAATATAACAGTTCCTCCAGGAGAATGGTTTGCTGTAGGTATATATAGTACAGACAGCTGTTGTGGCAGAGGATTTTTAGAAGTTGATTTTGATTTTACCCCTTAAATAATTAAACAATGAAAACAAGAGCATTTGTAAGGTACAGTAAGAAAGGAAAGATTGTACCTGGAAGTTTGATCCTAACTAAAGGATCACACCCTAATGGACCTTCTACATGGAAAGAAGTTCCAGCAGACTTGTGCTGCCAGAGTGGTTTTAAAATAACATTTGAAGCACCACTTTTTCCAATTAGTACTCCTGGTGTCCAGTTTTATTGTGGACTGGGACCTACATTAGTATCTGGAGCAATTGAGGGAACATACAACGATGCTTATGAGTTGGTAGCAGCTCTTAATGCACAGCTTGGATACATGGGAGTATTTAGTGTAGACGGAGATGGTAATATTGTACTAGCAATAGGAACTGACATTGGAATCACTTTATTTAAAAATCCAGATTGTTCTGGTCCTCTTGTTGGAGCTATTTTTCCATTTGGAGGTCCATAAATAATTAAATAATGGCAAAAGGAAAATCATTAGGAGATGCTAGAAAGGTTACGTTTGGTAAACGTAAGGGTGGCAAAGCTGCCAAGTCTAGTGGACCAAAAGCTAAGGCTGTCTCTAAGTATAGAGGACAAGGAAGATGAAACATTTTATCAAGTATCTAATTGTATGGATTAGTCAAAATCTATCTGTACCATTTTGGATAGTTGGTCATGTTCATCTTGGTTTAAATATTTATGAAGATATTTATGAAATCTTAGCTTCTATAGGTATGAATTTAATAGTAGCTGTTGGATTTATAATAAGTTATTTAGAAAGTAAACAACGCTAACCCCTCTATATACATTCTAGTTTCTTGGTGTAATCCAATACATCTAACTAGAAAAAAAGTGCCCCTGTATTTCTACAGGGGCTTCTTTTATTTAACTACATACCCCATAGCATTCACTCTCTTAATACTCTTACCATCAAAGATGAGCACTTGATCTTTATTAGAATACTGAGCTATTGTTTCTTCTTCAAAATAATTGAAGTTGGCTCCTTGTAAACCAATAAAGAAAGCTTTTTCTGAATAGATGTTACATCCATCTTCTGCATCTGTAATGACTAGAGCATTCACACCATTTCTTTCTATACTACTTACAGCATTATTGATGGTAGTACCACCTCCACAGTCAATCATAGATATACTAATCAGATCTGTTCTATACTTCTTAACCCTGTTGTCAAAAAGATAGATGTCATTTAGCATATCCATTTCTTTAAGCTTAGCTGCAAATGACTTAGCAAAATCTATCCTGCTAATACCATCTGCACCACAACTACTAGACATAGATCCTGATATATCTATATAAAGATCTATCTTACCAATGGACTTAGTATCTTTTACATAGACATCTTCAGCAAAGATCTTACGTAGCTTGGGATGCAAGAGTTCATAGTCTTCTAGCCCAGCTATGTTATCACTATTAAATAAGTCTTCATACTTTACTTGCTGTTTAGCACTAAAGTAACTTACAGACTTATCCAACAGCTTCTTAATCTTTTCTTTCAAACTTCCCATAGACATGCTAATTCTAGCTAATCTCTGAGATACTTGTCTGATATAGTCAGGACTAAGATTACCTGCTGTACCATCACTACCAGACTGATTAGCATTATCAAACATCTTCTCTTGGATTTCCTGGTCCATATTCTGGTCCATATCTTTACAAAGCTGAGTGGCATCTTCTATAGCTTTCTCCAGTCCATTCTTACCTTGAGTGCTATTAAACATATTGTCTAAAGCATCCTTCATATCTTGTTCATTAAACTCATCTCCGTTACCAGATAGACTGTCTTTAATTTTCTGAGAATCATCAGCCGCTGTATAATCCATGGTGGTCAGTCTAGTAATGTATGCACCCATAATGTTTCTAGCAAAGATGGCAGACTTTAGATTAGAACCTTGAGACATAATCTTAGCTACAGGATTGTTAGCTTTCTCTAAGAACTTATATTTTCCTTGATTAGCATCTGTCCTGTCTTCAAATTCTAGACGTTCCATCTTATGGTAATACATCTTAAAGATATCCTTTACAATATGTTTAGGAAACTTTCTGTAATTATCTCTCACCTTACTATGAAAACTACTCATGTCTGGTTTCTGCCCGTCAGGAATCTTCTTTTGAAAGTCTGCAGATTTAGCAAATCTGTCATACTGTTCTTTAATCATTTTACCATCTTGGAAATAAGCATTCATTATACTATCTATTCTGTCTTCGTCTAGCCAGTGCATATGTGGTTTAATAAGATCTGGTTTCTTATAGAAGTTAATCTTACCAAATAATCCGTCATCATTTTTATAATGAGACTTTATCTCACCCTTCTTTACTTTCTCAAGAATGGTATAGACATTCTTATATTGTTTACTCATGGTAATTAATTTAAAAAGGAGGTACCATTTTTTGGTACCCCCCTTATTAGTTATTAGAACGGATGCTCTTCTGTCAACATCTGATCAAACTCTTCTGAAGTCTGATAGTCTTTACGAGCCGGATGAGTAGACATGATGTATTGCATAGAGAGTTCTATCTCTTCCACCTGTGCTTCATCAAGAACACCTCTAGTGGTATATGCATTAATCATACTCTCAATCTCAGCTACTGCCAGCTCAAGCTGCTCATTAGTAGTGTGAGAATGTAACATCTCCACTTTACTCATGACAGCCTTAACTTCTGCAGACATCAGTTTATTCTGAAGTTCTGAACCTGCTGTTTGATCAATCATAATCTGAGCAGTCTTTACAAGAGCTTTATCTACAGAGATATCCCAGATGTAGCTTACAGCTCTAGTAAGATTAGGCACAAAGGTGAGAGTTCTATCTGAACTCTTAGCATAACCAACCTCCAAATACTTGTCAAGCTTCTTACCTGGAACTTCTACAGTGGACATCTCAGCTTTACTTGGGATACCAATGCTGAACTTCTCACGATAGTCTCTAGCTCCCTTGTTGTAATACTTAGACATCTCGCCGGCAGATACACGGTTAACTTCCATCTTCAGAATGAACCTGTCCCAGAATGGAGAGTCTCTTTCTTCTTTAGGAATCTCATTACAAGTGGCTACGAAGAGCTTCCATTTACAAGGAATTTTATTCTTACCATTGAACAGAAACTTCTCGTTCATTACACCCAACATTGCATTACGGATAGCTGAACTAGCTTTGTCCACCTCATTGATGATTACAATGTCTGCATCAGCAATAGGAGTGTTAAGCTCATACTTGTTATCTGTAAACAGCTTCTCAAGATCTGGCATACCCTTGATCTCTGAAGCTTTAGTACCCTCGTCAGTCTCTAGAACATAGATCTTGTTCATGAAATCCTGTTGTGTCATCTTACCATCTCTGTTTAGCCAAGCTTTGGCATAGTCTATAATAGTTTTAGTCTTTGCTACACCTGGCTCACCTACTAGTAACAGTGGTAATCCAGTGGCCTCTGCCAATGCTAGCATTTTAAATACTTCTTCTTTGTTAATCAAAGAAGTTTCAATCTGACGTACCTCTTGGGCCGTTCTTTTTGTAATAGTCTTAGTTGACTTTGCCATGTTAAGGGGTTTTGGTTGTGTTATAATAGTTTGTTGTTGTAAATAACCAGGATGTTTAGAACTTTTTAATTCTATTGGAATATAATTATTACCATTTGCTTGTATCCATCTAGGTACACCATTATTATTAATTTGTATAGTGTACATGTTTCCATCATTACCTTTTTTATATGTACCTGGTTTATACCATGTAGCACTCTCTGATGGACTAGGTCTGTTTAACTTTCTTGGATCACTCATATCAAAGATTTGCAAAGATGTCTGCTGCTTCTGTAGAATCCACTTCTGCAAGCTGGGATACCACAGGTACCACTGGTTGTTCCACTTTATTTGTTGACCCAGTAATTGTAGATTCTTGGGTGGTGGAGGAGTCTTTCTTTTCATTGGTCTTCGTGGCTGTATCATCTATAATATTAAAGATTGTAATAGTAGTCTCTGCATCTTTAAGAGAAGGATGTTTTCTAATAGCTGCAATCTGTGCAGGTACAGCACCATATTTACTTTCTATACTTCCATAGCCAAGATCATCTTTCTTAAGCCATGTCAAACCTGAGTTTAGGTCATTAATAATTTGACTTACTGTCAAGTCCACTTTGTTGATTGCCATTACCAGTTGATTTTAAATGTTGGACCATTCTGTCCGTTAATAATTTTGTTAATCTCGTTAAACATATCACCACAATCCCACGGTTGCTTAGTATAACTAGCATAAGCAGGATGTGTGGTTTTAATGATGTAGTGTTGGTCTCCTATTAATCCTTCTAACTCTTGAGCTTGTTTACCCATAAGTACAAAGATTAATCCACCATCTGTAAAGTTTATAATATCCATTGCATAGGCTATAAACTCTTTCCATATAGGTGTATGAGATCCCACCTTGTCTATTTCACATGTAAGAGCTGTATTTAGAAGAAGAACTCCTTGATTAGCCCATCTAGTTAAATCTGGATTATGCTCAGGGGGTTCTTCTCCATAATAAAGAGTAGTGTCCACAGCTTCAAATATCTTTTGAAGACTTGGCTGTGGTTTTCTTGTGTTACTACATGAGAAAGCAAGGCCATCTGCTACTCCAAAGTGTGGATAGGGATCTTGTCCAATCATGATCACCTTTAGTTTATCTACGGGGCATTCTTCAAATGCCCTGAACACTTGCTTTAGAGGTGGGGTAAATCTTTTACCATCCTCTCTAAGTTTATATAATGTCTCTAACACTTTAGTAAAGTCAGAGCTCTGGATAAATCCTCTAAGCTTAGTAGCCCAGCCGGATGGCTTAAGACGTTCTATCAGCTTAAGTTTTATCTCTTCAAGATTTATTTGTTCTGTCACAATTTTACTATTAAATTTGTTACAAATAAATTAGTTATGAGTAAAGTAAAAATGATTAAGAAAGATGCACAGATTACTATAACTGTAGGAACATCTTTCATATCAGATGTACAAGGCATACTCTTGTCACTCTTGTCTGATAAAACAGAAGAGGACATCAATAGATTTAAGGTGGCTATGGAATCATTTAAGAATGATCAAGCAGACTTTACAGAAGAGTGGATGAAACACGTTCATGTAATCACAACTCTTCTTGGAGAGATACAAGATGTTGCTGAGAAAACAAATCAAATTGTAGAAAAAGATTTAGATGATCTTCTATCTAATGAATTGGAAAGTTAATCTCTTCTCCTATTTCTATAGCTGCTTGTATAGCTAGAGACAGTTCGTCTTTAGAACATTCTCCAAAGCTTTTAGCTAGAAAATATTCTTTACCACTCACCTCTCTTGCTATACACAAGCCGGCTCTGTCTTTTATTAACAGCTTCATATTCTCTGCTGTCTCACCAATATGTGTAGCTAGTTCTTTAATCATCACATGAAGCTTAGCAAGTTGTGGCAGTGTACCATCATCATGCTGTAGTTCATAGAAGAATTCTACAATAGATCCATCTGGTATATCAGATACAAATCTTTCATATTGCTTAGACCCTGCTAATGTTACAGGCTTGAGCAAGCCTCTTTCTTTTTTATATTTACCTACTAGTATCATCTACGTCAAAGTATTTAATTTTTGATTGATCAAAGTCTTTAAGAGCTTCTGTCACCCATCTGTCATCCACTGTATCTTTATAACATAAGATGTGTATAGTGGCTGTATCATCTGGGTTAAGTCTTAGAAGTCTACCTATCCTTTGACTACTCTTACGTTCATTACCATAAGCGTGCATGATTATTCCCACCTTTAGCTCCGGTATATTTACACCTTCATTAAGCTGAAGTACACAACTTAGATAGTCTATCTTTCCTTGCTTAAAGTTTTCTAGATTGTCTTCTGAATCCGGATTATTAGAATGGTATGAATGTTTGCAAAGTCTGTCAGCTTGATCTTGTGTGTTACAAAATATAATACACTTGTCTTCTATCTCAAGTACTAACTGCTTTGCATATTCTTCTTTGGTTCTAAAATCCATAAGAGCTTTCATCCTCATAATAGATGCTATCTGTTCTTGTTTCTTAGTAGTAGCATCCATTATACGTTGAGTCCAATACGCATAGTTTTTAGTCTCTGATGTATAGAATGATTTATCTTTAAGCTTTACAGGTATATTGTTTTCTCTACTTAAACTCATCCTGTGTACTATAATTCTATAATCATTTAGGATGTCATCTTCTACTGCAGAGTCTGTAATATACTTGAACACTATAGGACAATACTTAGCTACCATTTCACCTTTCTCAGATTTAAAATGTCTTGGTGGTGTACCAGTGAGTCCTAATATTCTACCGGTAAACATTCCTAAGAATGTGTGATGAGAATATAAAAGACTGTGACATTCATCTAATACCAGTAAGTCATAGTTAGTTACTGTTTTCTTATTCAAAGAAAGATATGTGGTAAAGTCTACGTTGCTTATATCTATATTGAACTTTTCAGCATCAGATTTCCATGAGTCAAAGATAGAAAGCTTGGGTGCTACTATGAGCACCCTTGCCTTCTTTATTAACCCCTCAAAATGGTCAATGTATTTTAAACCTATAAGAGTTTTACCAACCCCCATGCTGATGCCAAGTCCACAACGTTTGTGTTTAAATGCTATGTCCAAAGCATCTTGCTGGACTTGTTCTCTTTTTGTCATTAGTCAAATACTCTTTGAATTGTATTATCAAATGGATTGAACTCCACTTGGTTATAAGATCTGTATTTACCTGGAGTGAACACCATCTTATCATGCTCATCATGTGTAAGAATACCCATAGACTTTAGCATGAATGTAATGCTGTCATCAACCTGTGCATATTCCATGTCTTTCTCAGACTCTAGAATGTGTTTATGTCCGATGATTTCTCCTTCACCAAGGACAATACGTTTAGCTTTTTGCATAGTTTTAATTTTTAATTGTCAAAAATATCATCATAATGATCAAAGTCATTATTGTCATAGATACCATCTAACATTTCTTCAAGCTTGTCATTAGCTTCATCTAGTGGACCATAAGCTCTACCTGCTTTAAACGCAGCTTGTGATAAACTCTCAGCTTCGTCTATAAATCCTATTTTAGTTAGAGCTAAGTCTACCTTTTTTCTGATAACAGCTAAGTCTTTATATAATGTTTCTAACTGAACTTTTTGTTCTTGTTCAAATTGTTTTAACAGTTTAGCATGATCTACTGGTGTAGCTATTGTTAATTCTTCTGACTTTCTGGGTCTTCCTCTTTTTGCCATAATTATTTTTTAAGTTTCTGAATACATTTTTTCTAAATACTGTTCTTTAGTGAGATGATATGGTCTAAAGCTATGTTCTGTAGTTTTAGCTGCATCAGTCATCTTCACTACAATAATATCACCCTGTCTGTAGATTTTCTCTACATTTTCTGGTTCTACATCTATACGTACAGTCCAAGCTATAGCTCTAATAGCATCTGGTTGATCCTTAGGTTGACTATGCCACCATGTATCACCTAATGCTGCTTGTTTGTTTACGTACAACCAATATTCTCTATTAGTTGTAGTGCACCAGCATCTTACAGCATATACAGGCTGGGCTTCATTACCCCACCTATCTTTTTCAAACAGTTTATTACCTTCTATTTCATAGAGTTCATACACATCTTCAAACTCATAGGTGTATTCTTTAAACTCTTCATCCCATTTAGCTCTAGACTTTTTAATTACTTGTCTATCTAACAGCTTGGGATCTAATTGTTTAAAGAGTTTTTCTATACCAATAGCATCAAAGTAGGTACGTCTCTCTTCTGTGTTTGCCACCTTGAGAGCATCTTCTACAGTGAATGGTTCTATTCTGTTCCAACATTCTTCTACAAACTGACCAAAGTCTTGTAGTTGTTCATGTGTAATTACATCTTTATGAAAGTCTCTAATATCATCTTGATACTTAGTCTTCCATAATCTAAGGGCTGTGGTTAAATCCCAACCCGATCTATTGTTTACAATATATGTATACTTTGCATAACTACTTATCATATTCTTATTTTAAAGATTCATTAATATCTTCAGCCATTTCTTCTGTGATTTCTAACACTATGTCTCTATCAGTAGAGTCTGTGGTTTGAATTTCTACATTAACTATATGAAACACTAACATATCATTTTCTTCTTTGGCTTCAGATTTTTCAAATACCCAGCTATCTGTACATCCTCTGAATTCATAGTTATCAGCCAGCTCTTGACTACTAAATAAATCATTAAAATAATCTCTTAATTCTTCCTGTAAGTTACTACAAAAATCTGAATGTTTATCAGTTAAGAAACCATTTTTTACACTAAAAGATACAGCTACATTACAAGGTTCTTCATGATAACATTCCACTTCTGCATGGAATGCATCAAACCAGTAATCTTTTGGTATACGAATTTCAAAGTTGGCTTCTATCTGAACATGACTGTCTTCACCATAGTAATCTGTACCTTCAAAACATTTAGTTTCAGGATTGTATATAGCCGTACCACTAGCATTAAATTCTCCAGCCCATGAGCCATAGTTAAGATGCTCATACATATATCCTATAAGAGCTTCTGTATATTCATTATCTGTTTGTTCTCCATCTACTTCAAAATAGGCCCAGCCGGAGTCACCTCCACCTTCCCATTTAATAGCTAGTTCATTTCCATTATTAGCTTGTTCATCAAGCCAAGTCAATATTGATTTCTTTATTTGTTTCTTCTTTGACATAGTCTAGTTTTTGTTCTTTGATTTCTTTTAATACTTTTCTACCTTCTCCTGGTTTATACATCCAACCAGCTTGGTTCATCTCTTTTAGATAGTCAGCTATTGTAGGAATAAAGCCTACATCTTCGATAATATGTTGTTCTCCTATAGCTCTTACTGGTACCATTTTACCATCAGAGTTGGTGATTACTGTTCCAAATTTTTCTTCACACCAGAAGATACCTTCTGAATGATGACGTAGTGCTCTGTGTCTCATATCAGGGAATGCACTTTTGGTCTCGTCAAAAAAATCATGGATTTTTATATAGTCCTGCCACACTCCTCCGAACTTACGGCTGGAGCTGATGCTGTGGTGATACGGGTGGGACATAATCTTTTAAGTTTAAATTATTATAAATAGCAATTACTAATTGGAGAAACTCATCATAAGTTTGCTCCATTTTACCAGTATTACATCTTTTACAAGCTGTTACTGTATTTTCTGTTGTATAATGACCATCAGAATCTATTCTATCTATACCGTTATAGATAATAGGTATCCCAGCCCTAACTTCATCAGTACCAGGCTTAGTCAATTTATATACTTGTTTAGGTGGAGTATTGCAGTAGTGACATCTCTGCTGTAGTAGATACTTAAACTCTTCATATGTAAGATGAAACTCTAAATTTCTTTCTCTAGCATGTTTTTTATAAACATAAAGAAGAGCTTTATATCCTACTTCAGGATCTCTTCTATCTTCATAGAGATATTTATAGGTTCTACAAGGATATTTACCACAGCATATTGTAGTACCATTCATTATATTACCTACTTGAGCTTCCCATTCTTTGCCACATTTACATCTAACTTTAACTTTTCGTTGTCTATTTCTAGTACCTTCTCCAAGATAAGTTAGTAATGTGTCATGACCAGTTTTAGTCTTAATAATTTCACCTAATGTAAATACATGTTTCATAAAAGATTATTTAGTTGTACATTATAAATATACAACTATCTAATCGTTTTACCAAATTTATTATTTAGGTTGTTTAACAATTTCTATAAGTTTCTTTAGACAAGCAAGCTCTGCTTCTTCGTAGGTTCTAAACATTGGAAATACTGCTATAATACCACCTATATTCATGAGAAAAGATTCAAAACCTGAACCATTAATCATATGACCTAATCCATGTTTCTCTCTAAACCATCTAAATGCTTGTTGGTATAGTGGTGCTGAACATATAACATCCTCTGTTTGGTTTGTGATTAAACCATCAGTATCGAAAAGTAAAGCTCCACAACCATATAAAGTTGGTATTCTTTCTTTTGTTTTATAAGTCCAAGATGCCAAACAAGGTTCATCAAATCCTAATTCTTTTAAAGCTAATGCTTGTTCGTAAGGTATAAATTCTTTGTTCATTATTTTTAAAATTATGTATTTCTATATAATCTTCCCATTTTCCTCCATACTTTTTAGCTGAGGAAATACTGTGATGATAAGGGTGGCTCATAATTATTCAAATTGGTGTTCAATTAGTTTCATAAATTCATCAGCAGCCTTAGGATTAGTAGTCATAAAACTATCTAACCCAGCCTGATATTCTGATAGTAAGACAGAATCATTGTAGTTTCTATCATTCAGATTTATTACTTCAATTTCTAAAAACTGTATTTTTTCTCTTTGAGATTTGTTTTCTCCACTTAAATACACTGCACCTAACAACATAATTGTAGATGTAATAATTAATAGAACAGGAACTTTAAAATTTTTCATCTTTTTTATCTTTACAAGTTTCACAATATTGTGCGGGTAACATGTTTTCATCATCAGATAGAATTAAAAACAGTTCATCATTGGTTAAGTCTACTCCTGTCTTAATTATCTTATGACAATAAGAACATAGAACAGCTAGATTACCATTGTTAAATTTTACTGTGGCTTTAGAGTTTTCCATCTTTATATTTTCTAATAAGTTTAAAAATTTCTCCTATGTCTGTAAACTCAAACACTTGACCTGGCTTAATAGGATGGAATCCTACAGTGAAACCATGATCTGCATGAAAGTAGTCTTCAGGTTTAACCTTGTTACCATTCACTTTATCAATGTATATCCAGGGATAGTTTGACCACATTTCAAGCTCTATACCTAGCTTTTCCATTCTCTTACGAAATGTATGTAGTTTTTCTAAGTTAGCCATTGTCTTCAGTTTTATCTGGTTGTTCCCAATATCTACAGTAGAAATGTTCTCCTAGTTCATCTATTAGTGATTGAGGATAACCTTGTTCTACTAACCAGGTAAGAGAATCATAACGCCTGTCTTCAGGAATAGGTTTAGGAAACCCATATTTCCATCCTGATGGTGGGTCAATCATTAACATTATGGTTTCTGTTTTAGTTCTTCAATAAGATATTCTGCTGTTAATCCTGTGGTCCTGCTCTTTTCAACTATTTCTTTAATCTGTCTTTCTTCTAGGTCTAACAATAGAGTTTCTGCTATTACAATAGCATCATCTATAGAGCCACCTATCTTTTTATAATTTTTTATAGCTTGTATATAAGCTTGTACTGCTGTCATAAATGTTGGTTATTTCCTACATTAATAGCACAATGTGTCATTAATGTAGCATAAGTCATACAATTTGTTTCTTTTAAGACTCATTAATGTGGTTCCACCAAGAATCGAACTTGGATCTGAAGCTTAGAAGGCATCCGTTCTATCCATTGAACTATGGAACCATACTATTAATCAAGTCTAGACTCTGATAGTCCTAGTTCTTTAGCTTCTACCGGATTGGTTTCTATCCAAGAATGACATGGTCTACATACTGCTAACCATGTAGTCATATTAAGATAGTTATCTCCAACACGTCCAGCTTTGTGATGTACATCTGTACTCTTACCTGTGCAACCGACAAGTTTTGCTTGACAACTGGTATGTAGTGCTAAGAAAGCTAGTCTTTTCTTAGAGTATTCATCCATTTCTTCCCGCCTCTTTTTAGAGACGGGAGAAATAGACTTGGGTTTCTCTATTGTATACCAACATTCTTTGCAATACTTATCTTTCTTGTGTGATTTCCATATGTGCTTGAGCTGAGAACAGCCGGCACACATTTTAAGTTTTGCTTGTATCATTACACTAAGTTAAAAAAGTTTTTTGGAAGTAGCTTTTCTTCTACTAGTTTCTTTGCTATCTTGTATTGATCTAGTTGTAAATCCTTAAAAGACAATTTACTTTTGATGCTGTCATCATATCCTTTTGTTTCTACCATAGCTTTTACTACCGGTGATTTAGGAAATAGTCTTAGTAAGAATCCATCTACCTTTTCATTTACAATCTCTTGCTTCCATCTATTAATAACTCTTTGTACAATCTCACATCTTGTAATGATTCTCATCATTACATTCTTAGGCATCCTATTAACCAGCTCTTCTGGATGTACATTCAATCCATATAGAGCTTCTAAGTACATCTTCTGCTGTCTTTCATTAAAGACAGGCGTATCAGTTTCTTCATAGTGTTTCTTGCGTACCGGTTTAATTGGCTTTTCAAACTTTACAAAGTGATGTTTGTTGGTATCTGTGAAGGTGATTACCATTCCGGTGGCAGATACAGAAACTGTTTTGTTTGGATTGTTGTTTGGCATACACTTAATTTAATGGATGATAAAATAGCCTGGCTTTTACACCAGGCTATTTAGAAATTGGTTATTTGTTTCTATAATTTTGCTTCAGCTTTCTTCCTTCTTGAAGCACCAGTTTCAATCTTAAGATGTTGAATAGCTTTCAACGCTTGAATCTCACGTCTAGCTGTATTAACTTCTCTAATCTCATCCCCGTTATTATGCTGGATGAACTGGTCTGTAGCTGCTAAGTTAGTGGTAAACACTGTATCTCTATAAATTGGTTGGTCATCCA